CTAGCATCAACAACCTTACCTTTTGGAAGTATTAATCTACCAGAAGAATCTTTGACTTCCTTTGTTTCATAGTGGTGAATAGCATTCAGTTCAGTACCATACTTGTTTTCGGCAAATTGAAATATGTCCTTGTCTGAAAGTGGCCATTGATCTGTGACATTCGTAATACCAGCAGTCATTAGAACTACCCAATCATACTCTGGACTTCCAAACAATTCATCAGCAACTGTATCTGGTCTTGCACCTTGTGCAATTTCATACTTATCAAACAGAGTAACTGCGTTGTTTAGATCATCACGCAATTTAACTCTTCTAAAAAGATTTTTAGTTCTTACATAATCTGTAGATGAATGCCTAGTCCCAAAAGGGGACTGGTAAAACATATCTGGTAACTCTTTAAAGTAAGACATCAGTATCCGACTCCGCTATCGATTTGATCGTAATCTTCGCCATATATTGGGTTGAGTTCTTTGAATTGTAGTTGCAATTGCATATGAACTGGTGTTCCATCTCTGTAGGTTGCATAGGTACCTGAACCTGTGTAGTTCACTCCCATATTGACAAGAGCACAAGGTTTAAACGAGTGCAAGAATGGATGTGGACCATTACCTTTCTTGTACTGTAACTGAAATACACTCGGTGACTGTATTAAGATTCCACCATTGCTTGCTGGAACCATTGATCTCTTGAATGCATTAATGATTTTTTTAACCATTTCACCTTCAGGATTACTTCTTGGTGCAAAGTCAAATGTAAATCCAAAAGAACGAAGATTCACACCACTAAAGAGCAATTCTAAGTTTGGATTAAGAATCTGACCTGTAGCACGAGAAATTAATGCACTCGGTGAAGCACCAACACCATATCCAGCAATTGCTGCTATAATTGCCTTTTGATTTCCACTCTCACTCGCTTTATCTAATAACGCTGATCCCATTCCTTGGAGAGCACTAGGAATACCTTCACCACCACTGACAGCACCAATTGCGTTGATGCCAGCAGCTTGTAGTGGATTGAGGGAATCTTCACCCCAACTAACTGAATTGGTATCATTGATACCGTTTGGTATTGGTAATGTAATAAAATACTGTGAGTCTTTCTTGGATGGTCCTCTTGATCTTTCTGATGCTGTAGATAGTCCTTTTATAATATTTGAACCTATCTGTTTTGCATTAATGGAGGCACCAGTGCTGGATAAGTTGAAATCTTTTTCGCCACCTTTACTATTATTTTCTACATATTTTATTTCCTCAATACCATCAAATAACTGCTTGTTTGGTACAAATTTTGATACAGTAATCGAAAGATAATCGGTGGAGTTATCAATTCTGGCAAGTGGATATCTTAGAGCTTTATCCGCAGCACCTTTACTCTTCCCACCAATATTTGTGCCAGGTTTATTCTTACCCCTAGCAGGTCTGGAAGCAACTGACTCACTTCTAGAACCAGTGCTCTTTATATTTCCGCCAGATTTTGCTTCAGGCATATACGCTTTCTCTTGACATTAGAGACTTTTTAGTTATTTAGCTGAAAATTTCCAAAAGGTATTAACTGCAAATCTTTTATCTCTGCCGGATATGCTTCAAACAGTCCACCTCCAACTTCATTCCATGTATACTGTCGTGGTGTACCCCAATGATAATTGACTCCACGAAATCCCCAAGCAAATATATCAGTTACTGCAACCAGAGGATTTTGATCGTATCTTATATTAGGTGTTTTAGGTGTATATACAAAAATATAATGTTTTCCAACTTCAGGCATTTTATCGCCTTCATTCATTACTTCCATTAACTTAATCATCAAATCATCAGGATCCTCAGTACCATTCAAACTATCTGATACTGTACGTATCCTATTACGATTTTCATCAGTATCTGTTGGATTTCTTCTTTGTTGGAGTGTCTTTCTTGGCATTACTTAATACCGAGTTCGTTTTCAGTAAATACTTTAAATTCATAACCACGATCGAGACACCATTCATTTGCTGCCCTCCACTTTGCCTGATTTTTGGCATATTCAAATGCTTCGTTTAAATACTTTTTGGTCTGTCTTTTTGGTTTAGGTGGAGGTGAGCATTGCTTCTTTGGTTTAATCTCTATTAGATATTTCTTAAGAGATCCATTGCTTTCTTTGACTTTAATGGCAAAGTCTGGAAAGTAACGATGAACTCGTTTATCAAGTGGTGATCTATATGGAATGGCAATCTCTTCGGAACGCCATTCAAGAATATTTTGATTCAAATCACAATATTTCATAAACTTACGCTCCCAGAGAGAGCGATATATGATTTTTGTAGGGTCACCCTTATACTTTTTTGGATAAGATGGTTGATATTTTCCCTTATATGACATCTAAATAATGATAACGAAACCCGTACAGGTATTTAGAGTGGCGGCACCAAGACCTAGAAAAATATCAGAATTTAAACCAACGTTTTCAAATTTAGCACAAACATCCCACTATCAACTGTCTTTTGGTGGTTTGTCTTTTCCATTACGTCAACATTTAGCAATTAGAGGAGTTGATAGTAGATTTATTGGAGAGACAGCAGGACTTCTATGCAGTAGTGCTGTCATTCCAGGTTCATCTATTGGAACTGCTGATATTGCAGGAAACTTTATGGGTGTTGCTGAAAAGATGGCACATACAAGAGTCTTCACTCAAATTGATCTTGAGTTCTATGTTGATAAAGATTATAAGACAATGAAGTTCCTTGAGCACTGGACCGAATTTATCTCCAGTGGATCAGGAGAAAATCCAGGAAGGAGCGGATATTATTTTAGGATGCAGTACCCAGATGATTATAAGTGCGATAGAACAAAGATTGTTAAGTTTGATCGTGACTATAAACAATCTATCGAATATACTTTCTTTGGAATGTTCCCAATCTCTCTCAACAGCACTCCAGTTTCATACGGTGGATCTGATATTTTGAGAGCAACAGCATCATTTAACTATGACAGATATGTTGCTGGTGCTGTCAGCAGCCTTGATATTGCTAGAGGAAGCGATAACAATAAAATGATAACTGGACTTACTGGAATGTTAAGTTCATTGGGTGGGGATAGAGAAAGTAAAATCAAGCAACAGCAACTTGAGAGTGGGCAGAGGAAGATTGTTGATCCTGGTAGTTCTGGCGGTATTGTTAAAAACTTTAACAAAAATGGAAATCAAACGGGACCAGTAATTATTAGAGAGGTCACTAAATAAAATTAACTGATATTGTTATTATAGGTTTATTATGCCTTTACCAAAAATTTCGACTCCCATTTATGAGTTGACATTACCTTCCACCAAAAAGAAAATCAAATATAGACCATTTTTGGTCAAAGAAGAGAAAGTTCTGATCATCGCTATGGAAAGCGAAGATACAAAACAAATCACAAATGCAGTAAAGACAGTTATCAAGAACTGCATTATTACTCGTGGTGTTAAAGTAGAAGCACTTTCTACATTTGATATTGAATATCTTTTCCTTAATATTCGTGGTAAGTCTGTTGGTGAAGAAGTTGAAGTTCTAGTGACCTGTCCTGACGATGGTATAACTCAAGTCCCTGTTACTATTCCACTTGACGAGATTACAGTTCAAGAAAATGAAAAACATTCCCGTGATATTAAACTTGATAGTGATTTGACTTTGAGGATGAAGTATCCATCAATGGAAGAGTTTGTAAAGAGCAACTTTGCTATTGGTGATGATATAAGTTTAGAAGATACATTTGAAATTGTTTCATCTTGTATTGATCAAGTATATAATGAGGAGGAATCTTGGTCTGCTTCAGAGTGTTCTAAAAAAGAACTTGCAGACTTTATGGAACAGTTGAGTTCTAAACAATTCAAGCAGATTGAAACTTTCTTTGAGACGATGCCCAAACTTTCTCACACTTTTAAGGTCAAAAATCCAAAGACTGATGTTGAAAGTGAGGTAGTTCTTGAGGGTTTATCGTCTTTTTTCGTGTAGGTATGGCTCACACTGACCTTGAGTCATACTACAAAGTAAATTTTGCTTTGATGCAGCACCATAAATATAGTTTGATAGAACTTGAAAATATGATACCTTGGGAAAGAGAAATATATCTCACACTTCTCAAGCAATATATTGAAGAGGAAACACTAAAGGAAAGGGCAAGAGATGGCGGAAGTCTCTGACGCACAACTAGCACAACTAGGTAACAAGTTAGAAAGAATTTCTATCAGAGTAAATTCTTTCGGTAGTTCCCTGGCGACTATTTCCAATCAGATGGCACAAACATCTGCTCTAGAGCAGATGAAGGAGAAGCAAGAGCAAGATAGACAAAGGATATTAGCAGAACAACAACTTGCAGCAGGAAAGGAAAGCGTCTTCGAGCGCAAGATGCAAGGTGCATTGGTAAAACCTCTGCAGGGTCTTCAAGTAAAGACTGCAGGTGCTCTGGAGTCATTAAAGAGATTCTTTATTTCTTTAGGTATCTCTTGGTTAACCAGGCAAGGATTTAAAGCATTACAGGCTCAGAAGGAAGGTAATAGAAGCAAATTAGAAGAAGTTAAAGATAGTGTTCTCTCGACGATAAGAAAAGTCTTTCTTGTCTTCACCATCCTTAAAAGAGGTGTTTCTGGAGTTATTCGCACAATATTTGGTATTAGTGGAAAGATATTTAATGCAGTATTCACTGGACTGATCAGGAAACCATTCCGTGCTTTGATGAATGCTATTAGAGGTGCATTAAGAATCGCAACTAATAGCATTGGAAGAATGTTTGGACGTGCTCCGCGTCCTATGAGACAACCAAAAACTAATACATCTGGAGGAAAACCTACACGTAGTGGAGGAAGAGGTCCAGGACTTTTTGACAAACTTTTCACCGGCATTTCCGGATTTTTGAACTTCAAAAATGAAGAGTATACAGACGCCGGTCTTGCTGGACTGGCTCTTGCTTTACCTAGAGGCGGAAAACTTGGTCTAGTCAAATATTTAGCAGGTGCTGGATTGCTTCTAGATGATCTTGCAGAATCTTTTGGAGGTAATTTGTTTGGAAAAAATCCAAATCAACAAAAAGAACTATTCGATGCAGTTGATGAAGTAAAACAAAGTGAACAATCAGCACAAGCAGAAACATCATCAAATGTTGAACCAACTGAAGGTTTGATGGGTGGAAAATCTATGGGTGATGATCATCATGATGGTGGTGTAGAAGCAAATACTTCTCAAGCAAACTTCCAAAACATAGATGAACCAACTCCTGCAGATGTTTCTCCTGCAGGATCATCTGAACCACCAGCAGCACAGGTTAGTTCTCCAGGCAATATGTCAACTCCAGCATCCTCTGTAGGACCTACACCTGCTCCAAAACCTGAAGTTAATATACTACCACAGACACCACAAACAACTGAAGTTCCAAGTGAACAGGCAGCAACTGCCGCAAACATTCCGAAGGTTATTTCATTCAACAAAGATAATTTCTATCCGCTGTATTCACAAGTCAATTACAATGTGGTGACCTGATATGGCAATCGCAAATCTAACAAATTCTGTAAATAAACTTGGACTTGGTATTGGTGCTGCAAACAGTAGTGTAAAGTCTATACAAAATACCCTGAAGGGTGAGATCAAATTCAAGAAAGCGTCAATACGTATATCGAATGCAACTTTCTTCAAGAGAAGAGATGCTGTAAGAAGAAGAGAAAAAGAAGGTATTTTGGAAGCAAGCACTCTAGGTGGAGCATCTTCTAGAATGAATTCTGTTATTGGACAGAGTACTAAAGGATTTTTAGGAAGGATAGCAGACTTTCTTGGAGCAATGTTGGTTGCTTGGGCAGTCAAAAACTTACCTATAATTATCAATACAATTAGAGGTATTATTGATAAGATACAAAGAGTGTCAAAAGTTTTGGGTGATTTTGTTCGAAATACTACAGACTTCCTCGGTCGTATGGTTGGTGTAGTGAATATTGCTGCTCAAAATCTTTTTTCGTTAGATTTTGCTGATAGTGAAGGTAGACTTACAAGACAAATTGATGAGATGAACTCATCTTTTGATTTAATGGGGCAGAACATTGATTCTGCATTTGAAATTCTAAAAGAACCCATTGATTACACAGGACTGGAAAAAGCGGCAGCGGGTGAAGAGCAAACAGAAGAGCAAACAGTGCAAGGTGGCGATCCATCTGGAACTAATCAAGGTCAAGTACAACCAGGAACATCTACAAGTCCTGCACCTGGTGGTTCAGCAGTATATACCTCACAGGGTGGGCAAAAACTTATTGATCGCGGCGGACAGGACTATGGCGACTATGGTGCTGGAAGAATGGGATCGAGAGGATCTGCTCGTGTTCATGGTGCTGATGGCATCCAGCGGGGTCATACTGGCGAAGATTATGCGATGCCAGTTGGAAAACCACTTACTATGATTGCAAAAGGCACAGTTGTTGATGTGGGACTTGGAAATAATGGTGGGTATGGAAACTTCGTTGTTGTTCAGTTAGAGAACGGAATGTATGTTAAGATGGCACACTTGGATAAAGTGTATGTCAAGAAAGGTCAGAGAGTTGGTGCTGGATCTGCACCTGGTGGAAGGGCAGTTGTAATTGGAACTAGTGGCAACACTGGATTGTCTAGTGGTCCACACTTGCATCTTGATTATTCGAAGGAATATAATCCAGCAAGTGCTATGTCATCAAAGACAGTAAATCCAAAGAACTTCATCAATAATGGTGGTCTTGTTATTGGATCTAATGTTAAAGCAACTGGAAAGCAAGGACCACCACCTGCACCTGCATCATCAATATCATCAAAGTCAAAGGTTAGTCAAAGTTCTACAGGTGGTGGATCAGTTAGTCCTCAAGAAGTCTATTCTTATCTGAAAGGTAAAGGATTGAGTCATAATCATATTATGGGTATTGTCGCAGGTATTGACGGCGAAAGTAGTTTCCGTATAGGAATTCAAGAGCAAGGACATACTAAGGAAGGTGTTGGACTATTCCAATACACTTATCCATCTAGAAAACAAGCATTCTTACAAGCAGTTCCTAACTATAAAGAAAACTGGAAGGGGCAAGTTGATTATGCAATAGATAAAGATCCAGAAACTAAATCATACTTGGGAAGACAGTTTGAAAGTCCAGAGTCTGCTGCAGAGTGGTGGTTGGTGCAATGGGAAAGACCTTTAGAGAGTTTGCGTTCTTCTAGAAGGGAAAAGTATAGACAGTTTATTAGCGGATTTCAACCAGGTAATATATCATCTGGATCTTTATCTGTTCCAAACTTACAGATGCCCAATACAAGTAATGCTATCAATGTTCCAATGCCTTCAATGCCACAAGTAGATGTGGGTGGTGCAGCAAAATCTGTTATGAATAGTATTGGAGACGCTGGTAATGCGTTAAATACTTTTATAACTCATCGTTTCTTAAATAGTTTATAAATGTCAAGAAAAGAATCTACATTTGATGAGATCATCATAGAATCTAATGATGGATCAAATTCGGTTGACGTTGTAGCAGGCGTAAGATCGATTGATTACTATGAAGATTTATTTTCACCTATCATAACTTGCAAGATAACTATTGTCACAACTGGCGATACAATGCCAGGTAAGGATGGGAAAGGGTTGGGAATCTATAATGGTCTACCTTTGAGAGGTGGTGAGAGAGTATCGATGAAGATTGCAGCAAACTCTAATACTAATAAACCACTAGATTTTTCAACTAATCCAAAAGATTATTTGTTTGTTTCAAGCATCAGTAATGTTATAGCAGAGAATAAGAGAGAAGCATTCACACTCAACCTCGTTCCAAGAGAAGCGATTACGAACGAGACTACAAGAGTATCTGGAAAGTATCCCACAGATTCGCCGATTGATGTATCTGTTCGAAAGATTATAAAAGACTACCTAAAAACAGACAAACCTGTAAGTGTTGACGAGTCTTCAAACACCTATGGTTTCATAGGAAATTTAAAGAGACCATTTAATATTTTGGTGTGGTTAGCATCAAAGGCAGTTCCCAAAAGACAAGACTCTGGTGCTGGATTCTTGTTCTATCAAACTCAAGAAGGATTCAACTTTAGATCTATTGACTCTTTGATCTCATCTAAAGCGGTAGCATCATATGTTTATACAGATGTTGTCAAGAATCAAACAGAAAGTAATAATGACTTCAACATTCTACAATACTCTATTGATAGGAATCAAAATCTGTTAGAGAAACTGAGACTCGGTGCTTTTGCAAGTTTTAGAGCAGCATTCAACCCGATTGACTGTACATTTACATTGCCACAGAAAGGTCTTTTCACACAGAAAGACTACAAAACTAAAAATCTAGGTCAAGAACTAAAACTGCCATCTATTTCAAATGACTCCAATCAAACACTTGGAGATTTGCCTAGCAGGATTATAACCTCAGTGGTTGACATTGGAACGATGGAAAAGGATGTATCATTAAAACCTAATGCTGACCCATTTCAATATCAATCACAAGCAGTGATGAGATATAACTTACTTTTCACTCAAACTGTGCAAATGACAGTACCTCTCAACACAAACTTAAAAGCAGGAGATATTATTGAATGTAACTTTCCTAAAGTCAGTATAAATGAGAAACCTGAGTATGATGACGAACAAAGTGGACTATATATGATTAAGGAACTATGTCATCACTATGACAATGAAAACTCATTGACATCGATGAAACTTGTCAGAGATACTTTCGGCAAATACGGAACAAATAACAAATAATGGAAGAATCTTTACTTAGGACTAATTTTCTTGGAAGAGATGGATTTATCTGGTGGATTGGACAGATTCCACCAGTAGATTCTTGGATCTCGCAAGCGAATGGGGGAGGATGGGGAAATAGATATAAAGTTCGTATTATGGGTTATCATCCATATAATACGAATGAACTTTCTGATGAAGATCTGCCTTGGGCAGGTGTAATTCTGCCGCCAGGAAATAGTGGGTCTGCTGGAGTATCAAAGTCTGTCAAGTTCCAACCTGGAGATACTGTCATTGGTTTCTTCTTAGATGGTGAGAATGCACAGATCCCAATGATCTTTGGGTGCTTTGGTAACTCGCAGTATGCTGTAAAGGATGGAGAAAAACTTCCTTTTGGATCCTTTACTGGATATACGGATCAAATCAAGAGACCATCAGCAACTTCAGTTAGTTCTAATGAATCAAATGATATAAGTGCAGCATCAAAACCATCACCAAGACATTTGTCTCCAAAGGATGCGAAGAGAGTAGATAAAAAAAATCCTGCTGCAATTGCATCTGCTGAAGGTGCTGTAATCAGACTTCCTGTCAAGGAAAAGGATGCAATTGCCAAAATCCAATCAGAACTGGAAGGTTTTTCCAACTTCTTACAGAATGTCAAGGCACAGTTTGATGCTGATCTAGATTTTGTAAAAGAATGGATTGATAATGAAATTACTCAAAGAGTAGATAAAGTTGTTGCATCAGCAAAAGGTCTTGTTGGTGGAATGGTTAATGGATTTTTTGAGTCGATGATTCCAATTGCGAAAAAAGGACTAGAAATGTTGTATAAGTCAGTTTACGCAACTGTTCTTGCAGCAACTGGTAACCCGATAATAGCACACGCGGCAGGTGTTGCAGCACAGAAAGCAATGGGTATACCAATAAAACTATTACAAGACTTCATTCCTTGTGTCGTTAATCAAGTTTTGAATAAAATTGGAGATCTTGCTGCTAGTGTTTTGAGATCCATTGCAGATAACGTCACAAACTTTGTTGAATGTGTTGCAGATCAGGGAGTTGGTTCAATTATCAACGGTATTATAGGATTTGTTGATAATGCACTAGGACCTCTAATTGGAGGAATACAAAAAATCTTACAATTTATTGGTGGATTTAGTGTAGAAGGACTGTTGAGAGAAGGCATTGCTGCTCTGTCAGGTATTGTAGGTTTGGCAAGTTGCAATAAGAGTTCAAAATCATCTGAATCACCTATTAAATATATGATTGGTATGGGTCCTGTTGATGGTGGAACACCAAACTTGGATAAGATTATGGAGTCTGCTAATGTTGTTTCTGGAATGATTAAAGCAGGACAGGAAGGATTTAGTCTGCTTTCTGGAACAATATCTGAAATAGGTAATATTGGTGAGACTATTGAAGGTTGTTATGCTGGTCCTCCCCTATCTTGTCTTGCACCAACAGCCAGTATCTTTGGTGGTGGTGGAGTTGGCGCAGCAGCAGAATTAATATTTGGTGGTCTTACACCGACAGGCACTGTAAGTGTTGTTGGAGTCAAAATTACTAGTGGTGGTAAAGGGTATACTTCTCCACCATTCGTGGAGATTAGAGATAATTGTAAACAAGGTTACGGTGCTATTTGTAGAACAACTATCAAAAATGGTGCTGTAAATAAGATTTACGTTGTGTCTGAAGGTGAAAACTACCCTCCAGGAGAAATAATCCCACAGGTTGTAACAGATGTGTCTATTATCAATCCAGGAAGTGACTATTCTAATAATGATGTAGTAGTCGATGACCTTGGAAATGAGTATGAAACTGAAATATTCAACGGAGCAATCGTTAAAGTAACCCCAATAAATACTAATGATATAACTGATTTACCTAGATTAACTGTCCGAACAATAACTGGATCGGGTGTTAAATTATATCCAACTCTTGGTGAAAGACCTCCTGGAGAATTGCAACAAATTATAGACTGTGTTACCTAATGGCAGAGCAAAACTGGTATAGACGTTTCGTTGAAAGTTACGGACCAAATTTTAGGATTGATATTAACAATCCACAAATGGGATATAGTGGTGCGCACGTCTATGATATCTATGGTGTAACCGATCAGGACGAAAAGGCAAATATTTCTTTAGATCATAACGGAAAACTTAAGTTTAATAGTGATAGAACAATTGAAATAGTTGCTGGTGAGCAGCAATCGAGGGATGGTAAACGAGATGTTGATATTTTAGTTCACACTAGAAACGGTGATATTTGTATCACCGCCAGTAAAAATGGTGAGATTAGAATTGGTGGAAAGAATATTATTATTGATGCTGATGACGAACTTACCTTAAAAGCAGGTAATGAAATTAAGGTCGAATCTGATAATGGTATTCAACTTTGTAGTAATTCAGTTGATACTAAAGGTTTGCAAGGTAATATGATTCCAACTGCACTGCAGTGGGGATCAAAAGTATTTGCTGGTTCTTTTGTCGGTGCAGACTTTATTACTGATCAATTCAGTCTTTCCATAGGATAAGAAAATGGCGGAAACTAATCCAGATCCTAATGTAGATAAGACAATAACAGGTAAGGAAGCCTGGTTTAATGAAGATGCAAGATTTTATAAAGACGTTTATATCTATGGCAACTTATACTATGATTCTGAAAATAGTACTCAAAGTCTGATTGTTGATAATTTAACTGTCAATGCGCAGACCATACTTAAAGACTTAAATGTATCTGGTGTTAGCACATTTACTGGACAGTTATTCGGAAACAATTCTAGTTTTACTGGAGTATCAACATTTAATTCAATCAAGGTATCAACTCTTGATATTGACAATCTTGTAGTTGGTATTGCTACTGTTCAAGAAAGATTTGAACTAAGCAATGAAAATGGAACAAATCACTTAGTTGGTTTTGCTACTGGACCCAGAGCTGGTCGGATTGGTATTGGCAGCACCACACCCGAACAGAAACTTGACATTGATGGTGCAGTTAAAGTTCTCAATATCTTTGACTCCACTAATACTCCGGGTCTTAATAACTTCTTCCTGTCAAGAGATCAAAATGGAATTCGTTGGGTTAATAGTCCACCAAATGCGGAAACGGACGGAATCTTTGTTCAAAATGAAGGAACATTGATATCTGGTGTCACATCATTTACCACAGTCAACTTTATTGGAACAGGTTCTGGTGATGACTTAGTATTTGCTACAGCAAATTCTGCTTCTCCCACATCTATTGTTGATGTTAGTATTATATCTTATTGGTTGGCAGATAGTAATGGTATTCATACAGACAGACAGGTTGGTATCAACAGTGCCATTCCAAAAGCAGATATACAGTTAGATGTTGACGGTGATGTTGACATTGTAGGTGACGTTGGCATTTCAACTGATCTCACTGTTGGTGGTTTCTTGGATGTTGGATCATCAGCGGATATAACAAATGATCTGAATGTCGGTGCTGCAGCGACTGTTGGATTCCTAACAGTTACTAATCATGCTTTTATCTCTGGTCTTAGCACCTTTACTGGATTTGTTAATATTGATAATAATGTTGATATTCTATCTGCAGTAAATGTTGGTGGTGCTGCGACTGTTGCTGGAACATTTGTTGCAGAAGATATTGTAAAATTAGAAGGACCTGTGTTCATTGGTCCAGAACTGATTGTTGCTGGATTTACAACTGGTACAATATCTACAGCACTATTTGCAAATGTATCGGGTGTTAGCACATTTGCGGTAAGTTCAGGTATTGCAACACTTGCTGGTATTGGATCAACAGCAGTTACTGTTGAGACGTTTACTAAAGATAATGATCAGTTCTACTTCTTACCTTTTGTAGAGAATAATGTAGGAACCTTTGGAGAAGAACTTGGTGTTGATGCTGGCATCAAATATAATCCAGGAACAAATGATTTTGAAGTTGTCAATAATTTAACAGTTGGCGCTGCGATTACCACTGGCAGTATTGGAGTCTCTGCTGGTGCAACTGTTGGTGGAGCAACAACGTTACACTCTTCACTAGAAGTTGAAGGAACTTCAAAGTTTAATAAAAATGTTGAATTTGATAGCACGATCACTGATCTAAATGGATCAATAGGTGTCGGTGCAGGTAAGACTGATTATAGATTGGCATCTGTTGTTGGCGGTGTATCCTGGAGACCTCCAGGTGTCCAGACAACTAATCTTATTTACGTTTCAGTTGATGGTAACGATAATAATTCAGGTCTTTTAGAAGGTGATGCAAAATCTAGTATTGGTAGTGCAGCAGAAGTTGCACAGGACGGAGACACCATATATGTAAGACCTGGCACATACTTTGAGAACAATCCTATTGGTTTAAGAACTGATGTTTCAGTTTCTGGTCAGGATTTAAGATTAGTTACAGTTGTTCCTATCAATCCATCAGAAGATATTTTTCACGTCAGACGAGGTTGTTTGGTTGAAAATATGAACTTTGCTGGTGAGAATGTTGGTGTTTCTCACACTGGCGCTGGTTGTGTTGCTTTCCCACCAGTTGGCGCTGCTACTCAAAATAGTGGATTTATTGGTGCTGGTCCATGTAATGAGGGTCCAAGTGGTAGATGGAGATCACCTTATATCCGTAACTGCACTAACTTTGCTACTGGTAGCATCGGTATGAGAATCAATGGTGATGATGCTTTGGCAAACTTTACTGGTAGTGTCAACCTTGGACAAGACTTAAAGTCTATGGTTTGTGATAGTTTCACACAATACAATCAAAATGGTATTGGTGTTTCTGTTACCAATCAGGCATATGCACAGTTAGTTTCGATCTTTACAATCAACTCTCAGATTGGTATTTTTGCTGGGACTGGTGGTCAGTGTGATATCACAAACTCCAACTCATCTTTTGGCATTTATGGGTTATTTGCAGATGGAACAAGTTCTAGAGAATTTGTTGGTGTGGTTACAACAGCATCTGCTGCAGATTCCGATGTCTTTGAACTTGCTGATGTAAGAGATATAAACTCTGATGTTAGAAAACCATTTGATGGTCAGGGTGCATTCTTTATGATCAATCTTGACGACTTTACTGATGTTGGTGGTGCTACTGGTATCGTTACTGAACCAATGAAGACTATTAGAAATGTTGTTGTTACTAATGGTGGTTCTGGATACAGTCAGTCTGCACCACCAAATGTAACTATATCTACTCCACAGGGACCAGAACCAATTCTGGCAGAACTTTCTGCAAACGTTAGTGCTGGTGGTACAGTCACTTCTATTGATGTTGTTGCAAGTGGAAGAAACTTCTTACCAACACAGCAGATCAATATTGCTTTCTCTGGAACAGGAGGTGCTGTTGCTTTTGCAAACACAGATCCTATTCTTTTTACAGTCAGTGATGCATCAAACGTAACAAATGCTGGTTTGACTACGGTTACATTTGACCAGTTTGTTCCTTATACTGTTGGTAAAGGAACTACTTGTGAGTTCCGCAGATTGAGTAGGATCATCACGAGTTCTCACTCCTTTGAATATGTCGGTGCAGGTACGGACATAAATAGAGCGAACCCCTTCCAGGGTGGAGAACCTGTTCCTGAGAACGAAGTTCTTGCTATCAACGGTGGACAAATTCCATTCACAAGTACGGACCAAAAAGGTAACTTTAGAATCGGTGCTGGACTAGTCATTGATCAAACAACTGCATCTATTTCTGGAAGAGACTTCAACAGAGCGATTCAAGCAAACTTGACACCACTAATCTTGGCACTGGGAGGATAATAAAATAAGATGGCAGTCGCACCGGTCAATAAATTTATTACAGTTGCTGTCCCTGTTGCACCAGGAGAGCAAAAAGTATATGAAGTTCCAACAGGAGTTTCTGCAATTTTACTATACGCACAAGTTGCTAATGTTGGAGTTGGAACTTATCCAACAGCAACTCTAATCCACAGACGACAATCAAGAAGCACCGGTAATCCGAGAGATATTAGAGTCATTAAGGACATTGAAATTCCGCCAAATGATGCTGCTATCTTGATTGATGGCAGATTAGTGCTAGAAAAGACAGCACTGACCCTTGATAGATTGTATATCAGTGCAAATCAAACAGGTCTTGGAACTATTTTCAATGTTGATTATCACGAACCTGCTGGTCTTGCTACCGTTACAACGATGGATACACATGGATTTAGTGTAGGAGATGATGTAACATTGGCAGGTATTGCTTTTACTTGCCTTGGTAGCACAGGTATTACGACAAGTATATTTCCAGATCCTCAGCAGTCTTATACTGTCAATAGTATTGTAGATGCTGTAGGAACTTCAAGAACTTTCACAGCATTTATTGGTGGATCTCTTGGATATAGACACATTTATAATCCTGCTATTCACTTTTTTGTAAGAGCAACTCCTGGTGGTATTACAGATAATAATGCTGGAATTCATACAGCAACGAACGCTACTTATAATGGAGCAACTGGAGTTTCTACAATCACTACATTAGATAATCACGGACTAACGACATCTGAAACTATCGTTATTACAGATAATAGTCTGACATTTACCTGTACACAAGATAATAACTCTACTGAACATACATACCCCAGATCAACAGATCCTGCTTCAGGATCAAATCTTGCAATCTCTGCTGTGACTTCAAATACATTGACTGTCAATGTTGGCATTTCAACGGCAGGTGGAAGGGTCGCACCACTTCAGTTGGAATTCTTGGCAAGTATTCTTGAAAACTCTACGACCTAATAAAAGATGGCAGAATCTAGGAGGTCCAGTCAGAGATATCTAAGTGGTAGAGTAAAGATTGCTGGTACTGAATCTTTATATTCAGATCGTCATCTTTATGTTCAACCAGGTCAAGTAGAACCTAATCTAGGTTATCCTGGCGAAAAAGATATTCCC